CTGATGCCGTATTAAACTCAGTAACAGCCGCTGCAGGTTTAGTTGTAACCGGATCAGCTCAAATTAATGGATCATTAGGTGTAACTGGATCATTCAATCAAGCATCTGCATCTTTAGCATCAGGCCTATTTGCTCATGCTCAAGGAATAGATTTAGGTGCAACAGGAGATTATTCACACGCAGAAGGCAATAATTCATCAGCAGCTGGATTAGGTTCACACGCTGAAGGACTTTATGCAAATGCTATAGGAAATTACTCACACGCAGAAGGCTATAGTGCAACAGCAAACGGACAAAGTTCACACGCAGAGGGAGAGCAAACAACTGCAAACGGAGACTATTCACACGCAGAAGGTTATAGTACAATAACATCAGGATCACATTCACACGCAGAAGGTTTTAATACAGTAACATCAGGATCACATTCACACGCCGAAGGTTATTATACAACTGCAAAAGGCCCCGGTTCACACGCAGAAGGTTATTATACAACGGCATTTGACTCCGGTTCACACGCAGAAGGGTTTGGTACAAATGCAAATGGCAATTACTCACACGCAGAAGGATATGGTACAACTACAATCGGAGACTATTCACACGCAGAAGGTTATGGTGCAACAGCATTTGGCACCGGTTCACACGCAGAAGGACTTGGTACAGTAGCTAACGGATTTTACCAACACGTACAAGGTCAATACAACCTCTCCTCTTCAGCACAATCCGCATTTATTCTAGGCAATGGAACAGGACTTGGAGCACTTCGATCAAACTTAATCTTTGCTTCAGGATCTCTAGTACAAATAACTGGAAGCTTAATAGTTATACAAAATAAAAAAACAGGCTCACTCAATACAGATAATCGAACAGTACTAGATGACCGTAATAAGACATCAATCGATTGGAATAATCGATTACTATATGATACTCAAACTCCTCCAACACAGTCTGTTGAATGGAACAATAGAATATTGTATGATTCTGTTGGAATCAATTCCGTACGTTGGTACTATAGAGATTTGAAGGATTCGACTGATTATACGTCAGTTGATTGGGAAAACAGAACTCTGACCAATACACTTGGCAACCCTACCTTAAACTGGAACGTAGACGATAATGGATATGCTATTTCATCAAGTTATTACTATAAATCAAAAATTGATTTGGGTGTACAACAAAACTTTGTAGATACTCCAATACTTAGCAATACGGCTAACTACGCAGGTGAAGTTATCATAGGAGCCGTAGATGAGACAGTAACATTATATGATTTAGTATACTTAAAGACTGACGGAGTATGGTATCCGGCCGGACCTCAAAACAGTCTTACTAAATTGTTAGGAATTTGTCTTGAAGTACCACCAGTTGAAGACCCGCAACCAATACCATATGTCCCCGGTCCCGGCTCTATTTTGTTAGAGGGAACAATTACTATACTGTCAAGTTCAGCTTATCACAATGAGTCTCCTATAGTTGATAATTTAGACCATGGATTACCAATATATCCTACTAGCGGCGACGGGAAGTTTATGACAACAACTTCCCCAACAGGCTCAGGGGACTATGTCAGAGTATTAGGACATGCATACCAGCAAAGTAGTGAATATCCGGAGTATTGGATAATGAAATTTCGTCCATCAAATGATTGGATACAAACATAAAGATACACTATGCCAACTACAAAAATATTAGGAAAAGAAATTAACGCATTAAGTGCATCTTATGCTTCGACTGCTCAAACTTTATTAGGAAGTGTTGTATCAGCTTCATATGCATTAACTGCATCGTTTGCATTAAATGGTGGAGGTGGTGCAGCATTCCCATATACAGGATCCGCACAAATTACAGGTTCGTTAGGAGTAACTGGAAGTCTTTCAGTGTCTGGATCTATAATTGCAAGAAACTCAACAGCAACAAACAATGCATTAGCAAGATGGTCAGGTTCAGCTAGCGGTCCATTAACATTAACTGGAAGTATATTAAATTCTAATAATGATTCAGTTTACATTGGATTTACTCCTGCATCAACAACATTAGTATCCCTTTACCCACCAGTCTCAGCAATAACCACAGGTTTATTCGTAAACCAAGCTTACTGGAGTACTGCTGGTACTGGTATTGATTCGCGCGGGACAGAAATAGGAATATTAGCCATCGGAGGAGGAACGGGAACGCCACTAACTTCATATGGTGGTCAATTTCAGGGAATAAATGGCACTACAGCAGCATACGGAGTATATAGCACCGTTTTTACTTCTGAATTTGGAAGTATAGGCGATGGTATAGGTGGTTATTTTGATGCTACTGGTAATGGTGGTTATAACCCACCTACAAATGCATATTCAGTCCAATTAGTGGATGGTACTGAAGGTGTAGGTAAAGTATTAGTTTCCCAAACATCAGATGGTAAAGCAAATTGGGCACAAACTGTTCCTTCAGCATCTAGAGCAGTAACTGCTTCATTTGCTTTAGCAGTAGCAGGAGGTGGCGGCGGAGGTGACACAACAGCTGTTGAAGCACAATTTTATTTTTTAATGTAATAATGATATGGCTAAAAAAGACAATAATGGATATATAGGTAATCCAACACTAGGACTTGATAATCAAGGTATAATATCTAGAAACAAAAATTTTGATACTAGATTTTTTACACAAAATGATGCATATTCTACTGATACTAATCTAATGTCAAGTCCTCCTTATAAGGATACCACCCCACTTTTTACCGGGTCTGCAACAGGAGGAGGTTCTGGCTCGATTGCTACCGCATCATTATCAAACGGGTCAATAGCCAACATGATAACATATACGGGCGGTACAGGATATCCTGCTAGTAATTTAAACGTTACAATGAGTTTTTCTAATGGTGGAGGCCAAGATGCTGCAGCATATGTATCTACTGTCAGTAGCGGTGTTATAACTGCAGTTGTTCCCTTGTACTCAATCCAAGATGTAATTATAGCAGATGGAGGAGGACCATACTCAACAGCACCTACATTATCTTTTTCAGCCCCTACAATCAATCCTACTTGGAGACCCCTTAAAACCGCAACTGGGTCAGCTACAATAACAAATGGAAAGGTAACAGGTGTTACTATTACAACATCAGGTAGCAATTATATTTCTACATCTTTTCCAACAATAACAGTAAGTGGCGGAGGGTTAGCAGCTGGAGGAACACAAGCTGTACTAGTACCTGTATTACGTAGTGGTAGAGGATATACCTCAAACCCAACTTTAACAATAACAAGTCCTACTGGAACCGGAGCAGTTATATCATCATCTCTTATAGCCGGAATAGGCTCTATTGGTGTTATAAATGGTGGTGGTGGATATACTACTCCACCAACCGTACAAATACAAGGAGCAGCTCTACAAGACACATCAGCAGTTGCAGTATTATCCGGAAACACAGTATCAACAATATCTGTTACATCTGGTTCATCACGTTTTTCAACTGCACCCTCAATTAACATAAGCGGCGGTTTGCCACCACTTCCTGCAATATCTAACAACCAAATAGTGGCATGGTATGGTGTTTATAACAATAACTCAAATTTTGTTGGATTACAAATTTCAACAAATGGAGGTGGTGGATACACAGTTAATTGGGGAGATGGTACTTCAAACAATTATAATTCAGCTGCAACTGGGTCAAAACAATATACAACTGCTTCATTTGCAGCCTTAACAAGCTCAATATACTCAGTAACTGATTTATACAAACCAGCTTTAATTACTGTAACTTTATCAGGCAGTGCTACAAGTTTTAGTTCTGTCAATTTTAGCCCTCGACCAACACTACCAACAGGTTCCTTAGTTAACGGTAGCAATAATAGCTGGAAGTCAATTAAAATGGCCGGCAATCTAGTTACGTCAATAGTGCTGTCAAGCACCGGAACTATTTTACACCCAGGGCAATTAGAAACATTTGAGTATTCCGGATCAAATAGCATAACGAATTTTACTAGCATGTTTGCAAATTGTAGAAGTTTAGTAGAAGTTGTATCCTTTTATACAACAAACGGTACTACTTTTTCCAACATGTTTCAAACATGTCCTAATTTGCAAAAACTCCCTCCATTAGATTTTACTAATGCAAATAATGCTCAAACCATGTTTAACGGTTGCAATAACCTTAAAGAAATAACACTATTAAATTCTCAAAATGTAACATCTTGGTCTAATACTTTTAACGCATGTTATACACTACAAAAAATAAATGCTACATTTAGTAGTGCTGTTACAACCTATAATAGTACATTTGCTAATTGTTATTCTTTAGAAAAACATCCTCCACTAAATGTTAGTAACAATACTAGTTTCATCGCAACATGGCAAAACTGCTATAGTTTAAAACAAGTTAAATTTATTGGTAATACTTCAAAAGTTAGTTCATGGTCTACTGCATTCAACAACTGTTACCAATTAGAATCATTACCATCAACGTTGGATCTAAGTGCAAATTCAACTATGTCAACTACGTTTAGCGGCTGTTTATCACTTAAAACATGTCCAATTTTTACAAACACACGTAGTTTAACAGATATAACTTCAATGTTTCAAACTTGCAGGAGTTTAGTAACCATACCATGGTTTGATACAATAAATGTGACATCCGGAACAAATTTATTTAATGGTGCGGTATCATTGAGATCTATACCAAAATTAAATTTTGCAAGGCTCACAAACTGTACTAATATGTTTACAAATTGTACTAATTTAGTATCAGTTCCTGCACTTGAAACTTCTAATGCAACAAGTTTTGCGTCCATGTTTCAATCTTCTGGTATTAGAGAAGCACCATTTCTTAATACATCTAAAGGAACTGATTTTAGTTTCATGTTTTCAAGTTGTACTAATTTAGCAAAAGTCCCGGCTTATGATTTAGGCCAAGCTACAACTGTATCAGGTATGTTTCAGTCTTGTACAACACTTACAACTATACCAATTTTTAATTTAACTAAATGTACTAGTATATCTAACATGTTTGGTTCATGCATTGCATTAAAATCAGTACCATATTTAGATACTGCAGTAGCTACATCTTTTGCTTCTCTGTTTGCAAATTGCACTACATTAATGGATATTGGTGGCTTTAATTCATCCAAAGTAACTGATTTTGGTAGTTGTTTTGCTAACTGTTCGTCACTAAAAAATATTCCATTAATGGATACATCTCGTGGAACCAGTTTCTCCAACATGTTTCAAAACGGCGGCACTACTGAAATCCCAGCATTAAATATGACTTCTAGTACAACTATTGGCAACTTTGGATCCGGTAACTTAAGAAGAATGCGCGCCACCGGAATGAATGCTAGTTTTGATGTTTCAAGCAATAATTTAGATTCAACAGCATTAAATGAAATTTATACTAATGCATCTGCAACAGGTGCAGGAAAAACCATTACAGTTACTGGTAACTGGGGTGCAGCAAATGATACTCCCTCAATTGCAACAGCAAAAGGATGGGCTGTAACAGGATAATTGTACTAAATAAAGAATATAAACACATTAGAATATTTATAATAAATAAAGAATATGGATACACCGGGATTTTATAAAGTAGACCCAAGCGGAATAGTAATATATGGCCCCAATTATGTATTCGGGCCTTATGACCAATACAAACTACTAATAGAAGAAAAAGATACTTATACCTATCCAATAGATGGATGGTATTGGTTTGACACAGAACAAGAAGCTTATGAATTTTTTCAAATAGAATGGTATCCTGAAGTATACACAATGGGACTATCTAAACCTTTATTAATCGAAACAAACAATATACAAAATAATGGCTAATACTTACAAAATAAACGCAAACGAACTTAACGCAAGTGGTTCTACAACAATTTACACAACACCCTTAGGTACAACTACTCTTGTAAAAAGTTTATACATTGCAAATGTAACTTCTAGTGGAGTTACCATAGATGTTATTTTAAACAAGAGTGGATCTGCTATCAATTATTATTTAATTTCAGGGTCAACAGTTCCGGTTCAAGCATCATTTCAGCCTATATCAGATACAATAGCATTACAGACCGGTGATTCACTAAAAATTAGTACACCATTTCAAAGTGGTTCTGACGCACTACTATCTTATATGGAAATAACTTAAACCCTACATAATACTTGGATTATCATGATAAATTACATATATTAAAATAAAAAGGAAACAAGCTATGACCAAAAAACTGGATGAAGAACACTTATTATTAATTCAACAATTACGGGATGAATTTGCAGAAAATTCCAATGTAATCGGAAACAATTCAATTCGCATAATTATGTTGCAAAAAGAAATTGACAAATTAAATTCAAATCAAGATACAGCAATTGCCGAATTTGAAGCCTTGCAAATAAAAGAATCTGAATTATTAGAAACGTTGCGAGAACGATACGGCGAAGGACAAGTTAACATTAATGAAGGAACATTTACTCCTAGTACCGGTTTGGTTGAATAACATCATATTTATATAAAAAATATAGGAGTAATAAAATGGCAGAAAGAATAGTATCACCTGGAGTGTTTACAAAAGAAGTAGATCAATCATTTTTAGCAGGTGGAATTGCTAGTATAGGTGCAGCAATTGTAGGACCTACAACAAAAGGACCAGCATTAGTACCAACGCAAATTACAAGCTTTGCAGATTTTACAACAATATTTGGATCATATACAGATGATTCATATGTTCCGTTTGTGGTAAATGATTATTTAAGAAATGGCAACACAATAACAGTAACACGATTATTGTATGAAGATGGATACAAATTAACTGATGGTGCACTTGCAATAATTGCTGAATCAGGAAGTTTAACTCCAGCATCATTTACACTTAATTTAACAAGTGCTACAGGATCACAATATTCTGCTTCGTTTGCAGGAACAACGGTATCGCTTTCAGGTTCTACGCAACAAATTGTATTTAATAATGTTTCAGCTTCTATAAATGCAATAGCAACAGTTACAGCTTCATTTTCTGGTCAAACTTTAACAGTAACAGCAACAACAGCAGGCACCGCCGGCAACGCATTTTTTGGCGGCCCAACAGGTTCACTAACATCTTTTACTGGAGGCGCCGAGATTACATCTCATGTAACTCATGTATTGCATCCAACAGAAACCATATCTAGCACTGGTGCAACAAATATATTTCAAAATTCAACATTAGCAGATGCAGGATCGGGTTCATTTGCATTAAAAGTATCCGGATCATATCAAGTAGATACCGCTATACCAGGATATAAAGCATTTTTAACTGCACCTACTGCTAACACTAGTTGTTCAATACAGTCAACAACACCATCATATATAACTAGCATATTTGGTAAATCTCCAAAATCACGAGACTATCCAGTATATGTTCAATACGAACATCCACAACCACAAACATTATTTGCTAATCTAGGCAATGTAACACTTAAGTTAGCATTAATATCGAATCATGCATTAGAAGCAGATTATAGAAGTGCAGAAACACCATGGATCACTTCACAAAAACAAGGTTCAACAGCTAAAGACCTATTTAAATTTTATACAATTTCTCATGGCACTAGTGCAAATCATGAATTAAAAATTGGAATTTCAAACATAAAATTTCCGGGAGAAATATCCGCTACAAATGGATACGGTGAATTTACAGTTGTTGTAAGACGTGTTAATACATCAAATATTGCTAATTCACCATATTCATCACAAGACACTGACAGTCAACCAGAAATATTAGAAACATTTAATGTTAATTTAGATCCAAAATCTCCAAAATATATTGGAAGAGTGATTGGAGATAAATCAACAACAATTACAGATTCTGGAGATATAATTACTTCGGGTACATATTTAAATCAATCTAAATATATTCGAGTAGAAATTGAACCTAGTGTTGAATCACAAGCAAATTCAAAAACATTGTTGCCATTTGGATTTAGATCAGTATATTCACCGATAGCATTTCCATCCGGATCTGTAAATTTAAAATCAGTAGAGTATGTAACATCACAAGCTGCAACCGGCACATATAATGCATCCACATATTTTGGATTTGATTATACCAATGTTAACAATTTAAATTATTTAGCTCCAGTACCAACTAGCGGCTCAACAACAGGATCTAATTTAGATTTTAATTTAGGCGCCGTGTTACAAAGTGCACAAACAGCATGGCCATCATTAACAGCACCATATACAGGGTCAATTGATGCAGCCATAACAGCAGGAACTACAGCAACCAATATTGCTTTATCAACCCGCAAGTTTATAGTACCAATGCAATTCGGATTTGATGGAGCACGTCCAAATCTACCAAAATATTCAGGTGCCAATATTACAGAAGGCAACGTATTTGGATTTGATTGTTCGACATCCACTTCACCTGGGACAAAAGCATATAATAAAGCATTCACATTGTTAAGTAACACTGATTACTATGATATGAACATGTTAATAACACCGGGAATATTAAACAATAAACATGGCAATGTAACAAGTCTTGCAAGATCATTGGTACAAATGCGACAAGATACATTTTATGTTATGGATACACATGGTATTGATTCATCAATCACCAATGTAGTAACAGACACAGCTGTAATTGATAATAACTATGTAGCCAGCTATTGGCCATGGGTTCAAATTTTAAACCCATCAACTAATACACCGGTATATGTACCACCATCAGTAGTTGTTCCAGGAGTATTAGCATTTAATGACCGAGTAGCAGCACCATGGTATGCACCAGCTGGATTAAGTCGTGGAGGCATAACTGGAGTATTGGATACATATGTAAATTTAACACAAGCAAATCGTGATACATTGTATGAAAATCGTATTAATCCAATTGCAAACTTTCCTAATGATGGAATAGCTATATGGGGTCAGAAAACATTGCAAGCAGTGCCTAGTGCATTGGATCGAGTAAATGTACGTCGACTACTTATTGCAGTTAAGAAATTTATTGCATCATCAACAAGGTATCTAGTATTTGAACAAAATACATTGCAAACTAGATCTAGATTTTTAAATATTGTTGAACCATATATGACTCAAGTGCAAGCCAATCAAGGATTATTTGCATTTAAAGTAGTAATGGATGCATCAAATAATACGCCAGCATTAATTGATCAGAATATTTTATACGGACAAATATTTTTGCAGCCAACACGTACGGCTGAATTCATTGTTTTAGACTTTAATATTCAACCAACGGGAGCAGCATTTCCAGGACAGTAACAATTAATATATTATTTTTAATATCAATTGATATTTATATTAAAATAAGAAACCAATACAAAAATAATACAGGAATAATATGGCATTAGATAATACATGGGATGACACCTTAAACGGCAGATTAGGAACAGCAACAGGCGTAGACACAGATCTTGCTGATTTTGGAACTGATAATGCGTTTTTCCGTAACGCATATAATTGGGAACCAAAAAAACAACATCAATTTATTATGAGCATAGCTGGAATTCCTGCATATCTTATTAAGACTGCTGCAAAACCTACTATATCAAATGGTGAAATTACATTGGATCATATTAACGTGCAAAGATACGTAAAAGGAAAATCAGTATGGAATACAATGGCAATAACATTGTATGATCCAATTGAACCTTCTGCTGCAGGCGCCGTTATAGAATGGGTAAGATTACATCATGAGTCTGTAACAGGACGTGATGGTTATTCTGAAATGTATAAAAAAAATATTCAACTTCAACAATTATCGCCATTAGGTGAAATAATTGAAGAATGGAATCTAATTGGTGCATTTATAACTGAAGCCAATTTTGGTGCACTAGATTGGTCAGCTGAAGAAGTAGTAATGATTGATTTAACACTTCGATTTGATTATGCTAAATTAGCATATTAATCAGTAAATTATAGAATTTAAGTAGATGTGGGGTTATCGCCCCACATTTTTCATGTGCGCACATATTTATAATAAAGTTATAAAAGGACATTCAAATGACAAACGTTTCAAGCAAATTAAACAATCAAGATCTAGTTTTATTGGCAAAAAAAAATTATGAAAACAGTCAACGGGCTAAAACACCTGGGACTATAGTAACATTGCCAAGTAACGGACTAGTATATCCAGAATCATCAATATTACGTAGCAATAGTATTGAAATGCGATTTATGACAGCATATGATGAAGATATTTTAACAAATAGCTCATATCTAAAAGAAGGTGTTATATTTAAAAAATTATTGGAATCATTAATATTAACTCCAGGAATAGCTCCAGACGATTTAACAGTTTCTGACCAAGATAAATTAATTATTGCCGCACGAATACATGCCTATGGCCCAATTTATCCGGTACTAGTTGAAGATCCAAAAACAGGTGCTAAATTATCTAGAGAAGTTGATTTATCAAAATTGCAACATAAACCATTTGCATTGATTCCTAATAAAGATGGTGAATTTGAGTATGCATCATCAGATAACAGCATACAACTCAAGTTTAAATTTATAACTGCAAAAGAAACATCATTAATTGGTGAAGACAATGCAGCATCCAAATTAATGGAACTATCAATAACTGAAATAAATGGTAATCGAGATAAAGCAGCAATTACACAATTTCTTAAATTTGAAATGCGCGCAATTGAAGCAAAAAACTTTAGGACCTATTTAACTACAAACAGTCCTGGAATAAACTACAATGTACAGTTTGAGGGTGAAGATGGAGGCACCTTCGATGCTAGCTTTCGCTTGCAAGCAGACCTTTTTTGGTTTTAAACCTGAAGATCAAGTACAACTGCATGATCACATATTTGAATTAATATGGGCCGGAGGTGGCCGATGGGACTGGGATACAATCTATAACTTGCCTATTCAAATTCGCAATGAATGATACAGCACCAACCCCTAGAAAATAATACAACATAAATAAATTGATTGAATATTTATTTATAAAGGCGATATGAATAAGCATGCAAATTTAATATATCAGCTAAAACAACATGCACGTATTGGTATGGCCGATCCACCAGATCCAAAAGATACAATAGATAGTAATATTAATGCAGCTGAAGTTGCGGGCAAAACCACAACTAGGTTTAATGAATTATCAGCAGCTAGCCTCAAAACAGCTAACTCAATGACCGGCTTAACCAACGCCACACAGCTTGTTTCTAATCAAATGAAAGCGCTTAAAGAAGCACTTCCAAGTTTAAAAACTTTGATGAAAGAAATAGGTACCGTTGTAAGTAACAGCACCGGTGCTACCATGGGATTTTCTAGAGGCCTAGGTATAATAATTGCCCAACAGCGAAAATATTCTGATGGAATCAAAACACAAGTAAAAGCCAATACATATCTTGAAGAATCAAACCGAGGTTTAGCAACCACATTTAATTTAAATAGAGAATCAGCTGCCGATTTTATGCATGCATTAAGAGGTCAAGCAACTACCTTAGGCATCGGTGATGAAAAACTTGCAAGTTATGCAGGATCATTGGATGGTTTAGCCCGCGGATTTATTAATGTAAATACCATGGCAAAATCAACTGAAGAAAGCGTGTTATCAGTGGGCGAAAAAATGTTAGCAGGCCAAACCATCATGCAAAATCAACTAGGTATTTCTGAACAAGAAGCCCAAGCATTTGAATCATTTTCAGCAGGATTAAAAATGACATCAGCTGACAATCTTGTAGGAATAAAAAAAATTGCTGAACAAATGGCCAACACCGGAGCGTTTGCTGGCGTTGATCCGTTACAAATGCAAAAAGATATTATAACTGATATTGCAGAATTATCTGCAGACACTCAAATGCAATACAGTCGATATCCTGCAGGGCTAGCAAAAGCAACTCAGTATGCAAAAAAATTGGGTATGTCAATGGAGCAACTCCATAAAACCGGCAAAGCATTTTTAAATATAGAACAATCAATTGGCCAAGAATTAGAATACCAATTAATATCAGGTCAACGACTGCTTACGGAACAAGGCACTAGCTTAACAAATGAATATAGAATGGCAACTATTAAAGGGGATGGATTAAAGCAAGCCCAATTAATGAGTAGATTCCTAGAAGATCAAGGCGACACTTTAGAAAATAACATGTACGCCCGTGAAAAAGCTGCCGAGTTATTTGGTATAGACGAAGCTGCATTATCAAAAAGCATACAAAAACAAAAATTATTAAACAGCCTAGGCGCAACTAATTTAGTTGAAATGGCCAATGGCGACATGGAAACCGTATACAAACAGCTAGCTGACAGCGGCGCTGACAAAACCCAAATAGAGGCGTTAAGAGGTGCCATGGACAATCGTTCCACTGAGCAAACCGCAAACGATCATTTAGCAAAAATTGAATCCTATACCTTACAAAGCCTAACACAAAAGCAAATGGGGACAACAGGTAAAGCCAGCACAATTGTAGCCACTGCATCAACAGAATCACTTACGTTAGCTAAATCATATGACAAGTTAATTACAATGTTTAATGACCCGAGACTAGCAACTATTTTAGGTCAAGCAGGAGCTATAGGAGGAGCACTAACGCCAATGTCAACTGCATTAAACTCACTTACAAAAGGTATACCTGGATTAGATAAAGCTTCAGCAGGATTAACAAAAGCAATAGAAGATCTTTCTACAGTATCTATTATAGGAGGTACAGTAACGGAGCCTCAAACAGTTCTTGCTAAAAAGGCCGGAACTCATAACGATGCATTACTTATGAATGACGGTGTAGTACAATTCAATAAAGCAGATAAATTCATGAAAGTGTCTGACTCAACCATGATAGCAGGAACCAACGTTGATGGCAATAAAAAGCTGGCTCGAGCAATAACAACAGGCGGAGGAGCAAGCATTGATTACAATCAAATGGCGTCAGCCATTGTATCAGCCATGAAGTCTGCAACATTTGTAGCCACAGTTAAACCAGATTTATTATTTAACGGAAAGAAATACTAATGGCGTTTTTTGTAAAATCCAACGAAAGATCAACAAACATAACTGACAGCAATATAGGTCAATTAATTACCGGTGCCGCTTTAAACAGTGTAGCATCAATTGCTGGAGTACCACAAATAGCACAAATTGGAGCAAGTATAATAGGCTCAACTACCAAATTTTCACCATATTTTGCATATGCAGTCCCACCATTAGCATCAGCAAATCGTAACGGCATTTTTGCTGGTATCGAAACTCCGGATCTTAGATTAAGAAAAGGATTTGGTGCACAATCTATTACAATGCGCATAGATGGAACGTCTGCAGCCACACGCAAAAGTCTTAAGGCCGGTATAATTGCCGGATTGAACATATCAACACTAGGAACATACAGTGTATTCAATTTAAATGGAGCAGGCAAATCTGGTTATGGTTGGGGTGACCATGGCAATGTATATGCATTACGAAATGATTATACAGCACAGTCTCATATAGCAACTAGATGGAATCCAGAAGCCGTAGGTGAAACAGGACCAAAAACAGGAACAATAAAAAAAGGAGCCTGGGCGCCGACAACAAACCCATTATCGGTTATAACGCCATTCCGCGGAGACAAAGTTTCAGTAATAGATTTTGGACAACGTAACAAACAAAACATATACAAATGGCGACCTAGCACGGTTCTAGAAGATACCGCACTTGGTGCATTAATAAATAATACTCAAGATTTTATAAAATTCTATTTCACCGGTCCTAAATTGCATGCAGGCCTAACAAAAGATGATAAAGACATAAAAGATGATGTTATAGTATTTCGTGCAATCATTAATAGTTTAAGTGATACATTTACTCCAGGTTGGAGCTCACAAACAATGATTGGTAGAGCAGACCCAAATTATCATTATACTGGATTTAGTAGAGATATGAATTTAGATTTTACGGTGTATGCAACAAGCCGAGATGAATTAAAACCTATATATCGCAAATTAAATGCATTAGCTGGATATACTGCTCCAGAATATGTCAAAGACTCGATAGCAATGCGAGCGCCATGGATGCGAATGACAATAGGAGACCTATTTGTGCAACAGCCTGTAATTTTAACTAGTCTAGGATATACATTGCATGATAGTGATACAACATGGGAAATAAATTTTGAAGATGACCCAACCATGATGCAAACACCACATAAAATTGGAGTTTCTATGGGTATTACACCAATAATGGATTATTTACCACAAAAAGGCGGAAAATTCTATACATTGGCCAAGACATTTGACAAAGAGGCAATACCAAAACCTGGTAATGACAATTGGCTATCAGAATTTGATAATCAAGCAACTTGGACTGAAACAGAAGTAGCAGCCTGGAGAGATAAACATACGGATAAAGACAGCGACAAATCAAAGAAGACTTAGATAATATAAGTAAAATACCTTTAGGAAACTAGACTATGAGAACAACACAAACAATACTTAGAGATGAAAATTTAAATCGAAGATTTGAATCAACCATATATCCTGTTATTAATACAGAATCTGATATATTTATTACAACCACATCAATTGAACGTCTTGATAAATTAGCACAAAAATTTTATGAAGATAGCAGTTTATGGTGGGTAATTGCTGCAGCTAATGGTCTAGGCAAAGGAAGCTACATAATTCCTAGAAACACATCATTGCGAATACCAAACGCAACCAGTATACGAGATGCAGTTTTAAACATTAATCGAAACAGATAAATGAGCGGCGGAGATATTTTTTATTCACAAGTTGATGCTAATTTGCAACTCGAGTTAAATGCACGAGGTAAAGCAGGATTTAGTTCAAAAACAAACAAAGATTTGCAATTCATGCTTGAAAAAATTGCAAATGTATATATTACGCCATATACTGACGAAACAAAAACTAAAGAAATTGCCAATGCATCATTAGGTGGCGCTGCAATGCGAGGTGGAGAATATATGCCTACCGGTAAAAATGGTTATTTATCTGATCGAGCTATAATACAAAAAACAAGAACTGTAAATGCCGAAGGCACTGGATTTGATGAGGCTTCTACAAACATATCTAATATATCTAGAAGAATACCACCATTTATAACTGCCTGCGAAATTAATATAGCAGATAATAGTAATGGACTATTAAATACCGCAACAGTTAATATAACAATACCAAACCCAGAACGAGATTTAAATTTTATTGAATCAGTATATTTTCGTCCAGGACGCAATTGCACAATTATAATAGAACATCCAACAACTGCGTTGGTTGCAATTAATGAACATAATGGACTATTAACTTCAGGATCAAACCCTACTGCTACTGCATTACGAGATCTATATAAAATGGATCCTAAAGATTATCTTGATCAGTATGGACAATTAAATTCTAAAAGATTTGACGGAGTAATAACAACATTTACAATGCAATACGAGACAGATATGTCTGTCACATCTATTATAGAATTACGTGGTGGCGCAACTCAAATAAACGAATTATCATTAATAACTGCAGATGAAAGCAAAAAAAAATCACCGGACGGTATAGGTAATCCGGAACAGGAAACAGCTGAAGAAAAAGCAGCTAGGGCTGCAAAAATTGAGGCTGATAAAAAAGAACGAGAAGCAAACGAAAAAGGCGAAACAGCCAACCCAATATTTAAAGATTTTTATCAAAATTTAAAAACTAAAGTTGCGGCAGATCTTGCAAGTCCATATTTTACCCCAGGCCTTATATCAGCTCCAACAAATACAACTCCATGTGAACCGCAAACATATATTGCATTGTATTATTTAATTGCCTATATTAATACAATCATTGATGCTAAATTAAAATCTACAACAAATAAGACCCCAAATAAAAGTATAGTGTGCAATGAAATTTGTACCAGTACATATTTTAAATATTTATTTTCTGTTGATCCACAGCGAATATTAATTCCAACTACTAATATCTTAATAGAAAATATTAATAAACCAGGAGCATATCGGCATCGTCATGAAAACGGCTGGATGCATGTATTATATACAGAACTAGATAGCAAAGGTGAGACGTCGACAAAACATACCGGCGATATTTTATCAGGCGACAATGTAAAAATTAATGATACAAAAATTGCAACATCGCAGATTTACGTCAACTTGAAAGTTATTGAAGAGCGATTTAAATCTGGAAACAAACAAAGCGCGTTTTCAATTGAAACATTTTTAGATGGCATAAGCAGCGAAATACATGCTGCAACCGCCGGCGCCATTGATTTAAAACTAATAACGCCAGCAGAGCCAGATTTACGTGATAAAGATATATTGCTAT